GTGCTGCAGTTCACGGGCGCGGAGTCCATCAACTCCTCGTCCAACAAGCTGAAGCTGAACTTCAACCACCCTTGCAAGGAGCTTGTGTGGGTGGTGCAGCGCGACTCCTTCGTGTCGTGCGACGACAACGTGGTGAACGCCTGGAAGGGCCAGCAGCCGTTCAACTACTCCGACTGGTGGGACCGTGCGTGCCTGGAGTCTGGCTACTCCGTGACCCGCGTGGAGGGCATGGCGGGCAAGAACCCCGTGGTGACGGCGCTCCTGCAGCTCAACGGCCACGACCGCTTCACGGTGCGCGAGGGTGACTACTTCAACCTGGTGCAGCCCTACCAGCACCACACCAACGTGCCGGCGGTGGGCATCAACGTGTATTCCTTCGCGCTCTCCCCTGAGCAGCACCAGCCCAGCGGCACCTGCAACTTGTCTCGCATTGACAACACGACGCTCCTGCTGACGGTGTCCAACAACTCTGTGGGCTCTGCGACGAGCTCTCAGGTGCGTGTGTATGCGACGAACTACAATGTGCTCCGCGTGATGTCAGGAATGGGCGGCCTCGCTTACTCTAACTAAACGCCAAACTACCCATCCCGGTATGGTTTATTATATTGTATTTTTTTTATTGTTAAAAATTGATTAATATTCTTTGTATTTATTCTGTAGAACAGAATAGATACAACAGTAGTTCAAAAAAGATAGATTTGAAAGATAAGCTATTAGAGGCGAAGGGAAAACTTAAAGAGCTATATCTTATATTACCTCATTTGAATCCGTTTTATCCTGAAAAAATCAGAGGGAAAAATCTCTAAATATCCCCTAGGAACTTACCCATATATTTTTTATATCTATTTGTTCGAATTAATATTACAAGTGAAGGTTCCTAGAATAAATTTTACAATTGAGAATTCATTTCCAAAATAATAATATTGACGAATAAAATATGCAATCATTCCAATAAAGATAATTGCTAAAATAAAAACACTTAATACACTTCTTATTTTCGTAAATATATTTATACTATAAGTTTTATCTGATTTGTCTTTTTCACTTATCTTTTTAAGATAGCTAACATGTAAACTTATTATTTGATCAATTAACAATAAAACTAACATTGGAAATATAAATTCTCCTTTTGCCTTTGAAGAAAATAAGAATATTATGTATACATACATAGTTAATTTTAAATAATCAAATACGCTTAATATTTCTCCTTCTTCCGTTCCATAACCAGTTATTACAATTGCGAAAAAAGCTGTCATAATTGCGATAATGTGCCTTGGAATAATATATTTTTTCATAAATCTCTGTAAATCGCAAGATAACATATCTTGAAAATAGTTGGACAAAATAACAATATAAAAACCAAATAGACCTGCCCTATAATCAAGCATTTATTTCTTATTATAGTCTCTATATTTTTCAAAGGCGAATTTATTTCAGGGATTGCCGGGTAGTAACTAATTTCTACTCTAAAGTTGTACAAGTACAGGAACTAATCCTAGACAGTTTTGTGGTCATTGTAATAATATGAAGAATGAGATGAGCCTCTGTGCCAATCTCCAAGAATCCTCTAAAAGGGGTAAAAGGGCCTCCCACGTACTGGAAGGCGAGCATGATGTATGAAGCAATTATGGGTAATTCCACAGAAGACTTTTATGAGGCCTATAAATCATCTATCATAGAAGATGAATTCACAGACCTGTGTAAGGATGTAAAGTCTTCGCCGAAGGATGCGCAAACGGCGGTATCGTAAAAACCATATAAACACCCCCAGCAAATAACTCACAATGGAATTCTTCCTGAGAAAGGGCACTCTAGGATTTTTCTCGGACGCGTTCCGTTTCTTGGAGAACTATATCATATGTAAACATCAAGGTGTGAAACTATATTTGAATTCTGCCGAATGGACCTTCGCTCATACTCTCGGCTGGTCAGACTATTTCACAACAATGGCCGAGAAGCCTGAAAGTCCGATTCCAGAAATTGCGATTGACAGAGAAGATACGCGCCTATTCACTGTAGCTCAGTACAAACAAGCCATAAAAGAGCTATTTGACTTCCAACCGCACCTCCTAGAAAAAGCACGCAATCTTCAAAAAGAGCTGGGACTTGATAAATACATCGCCGTGTTTATTCGCAGAGGCGACAAACTACTGGGCGAATCTTTATTTATACATATGCAATTCTATGCTAAGTCTGCGCTAGAAAAGAATCCGAGTACCATCTTTGTTCAGACAGACGATTATAGAGCATTCTTGGAGTTCAAATATATTATACACGCCATAAATAACACAATCCGTGTCCTCACAACTTGCCCTGAAACAAAGTTCGGCATGTTTTTTACACCCCTTGATATACAGGAGGCGCGCCCAGCCTTTTACTTACACAATAATATTACATACAAATATTCTAACAATATTGAGTATTTATCAACCAATCTTCCCCAAAAACCTCTAGTGGATTATACAAAGGACGAAATGCGTGAGCATGTGGAGGAAATGTTGGTTGGCATTATTGTTTGTCAAGGAGCAGAGTATATAGTCCTAGATCATATGAGCAATGTATCGCGCTTTATTCATTTTTCACATCCCAGGGGAAAAGACGCGATTCTGGCCATTGAGGATATGGATCTAAAAATCGTAGACAATGTATCTCTAATACCAAAATATGAGTACACTGAAGATAAGCTCATACGAAATCCAAGATATCATTCCATATATAATGACTATAATTAGCAGGAATGTTTAAAGGCGTTTGTAGGTAAAAATATCTAGAAGAATGTCTACAGAATATACCCCCCCAGGGCCCATCAATACATGGCATAGCTACGCAGACCGTTTCCGAATTGCGCGCACAAATACGGTAGCCTTGCGCGATCCCTACGTCATGGACTTTTATGTTCGTGATGGATTCGCGCACATTCGCCAGCTACACTATGACTATAACAAGATTGCGCGTGAGCCGACAAATGGTTGCTACGTAGAGGCAGGCGTCGGCACCATTCCCATCGACTCACCCAAGGCACGGAAGCTCATCAAGCGTATCTCGTATTTCTAAAAATTGAATCCCCTCGCACCCCACACCACATGTCCCTAAACCCTATAAATGAACTCGCTCATTATCCCCTCTCCTCAGACGAAAGCAGTGATTATATTCATCCAAGATTATCTCGGTGAATACAGCCTATGTCTATTTGGCCTCTATTCATTCCTCGCGGCCCTGGCTCTCGGCTACTTGGCGAATGAGTTTCGTAAAATTATCCTACTATCTAACCAACCACAGCCTGACATTCTTCAGGTATGGGTCGGCACATTCCGCTTTCACAAATACGGACGCATTATTGAAGGCAATATCAAAATGTTTCAGGACCAAATATTTACACAGAAGGAGAACAGCGACTGGTTATACAAACGCACATCTGGCAATATGCCAAACCCAGCATATATTTCCCAGATAGTGGCATATGGTTCTAAAGACAGCATGACACACATTCGTTACTATGGCTGGAATAACACGGCACACTGTCTTCTACATCTAGAAGACACAGAAGACATTCAGTATTTGGTCTCGGCGCGAGAGATTCTTGCGCTCCACCTCGCTCCTATCAAATGGACGCCCCAGCTTCTACTCAGGGACTCTGTGCGAACCTAACACGATTCCATGGTACGCCCAATGACGGCACACGCAATACGCCGACCTGAGTGCCCCGTCGTAAGAGAATCCTCTTTTTCACCTAGCCCGAGATCGTCGACATCTTCATGGACAATCAGAGAACGCCCAAAGAGCTCGTCGGACGACAAGCCTCGTAACGTATATACATACGTACCGACCCCAGAGATATTTCCCAGATCACCAGTATGCCTCGGACCCTTGGATCCTGGAGGCCCACCGTGTATGCCAGGTTGTTCGCCCGTGTGGAAATGCGCACATGCCCCCTTACATCCTTCCCCGCGTAAATCACCCGCCCGATGAATATGGAAGCCGTGCTCGCCCGCAGGCAACTTCGTGAATACGGCCTCTACGAGCACACTAGCACCCTTATTCGTGAACGTAACATCCCCTTTTACACTACGCGTATTGAACACGGCAGCTGCAGCAGCAGATGGCATTTGCTTATAACTCGGCAGAAGAAGTTTAGACCCGCAGTTAATTTCTCCGCACATTCAAGTACTCGGGCGAAGAACTATACAGAACCCCTTTTACACATTCCCGAGTAAGCTCCTCAGGCTTATGAAACCCGATGTTCGGAAAGGCAGCGCGCACAATCGTCTCATCATCCTCTGCCCAGTGCGTAATACCGTCGTGCGGATAATCCTTGTCACGCCCACATCCCACGAGTTTAATAGGCACCTTCTCGTAATTCACATAATTCCGCAACATCTCAAATGGCCTGTACAACAAAAAGGGCGTTATCGTGTAACACACCACGATTTTTCCTGCGTACGTCATGCCTATAGCCACTCCAATCATCAAACTCTCCGAAGAGCCCATGTTGATGACGCGCCCAGGAAAACGCAGGCGCAAAGAATCTAAAACACCAAATCCAATGTCAGCGGTCAATAGGACAATCCTATCGTCCGCAGCCATTTCTTCCTCTAAGAAGCCAGCAAATAGCCGACGCATCTTCCTTTTCATCAGGCCAGAGTTTTAGCCCTTGAACGCGTACAGTGTATCAAAGCTGATCAGCTCCACCGTGTACCCACACGATTCAAACACACCCTTTAACACATTCCGATTCTCTTCATGCGTTCCCGTAGAAGTCCTGTGTACTTCCAAGAACCACGCTTTCACAACATCTTTTACAGGCTCAATAGTTTCGCGAGTAATCGCCACCATCTCAGAACCCTCAATGTCACACTTCACAAAGTCCACCACCTGTAAATCAAACTTGCGAACAAGGCTTTCCATCGTAATGGAAGGCACCCGAATCTCTTTTCCATAGTTATTCACAAGACTATTCATAGTCGTATTCTCGTCACACAGATAAAAGACGACCTCTCCATCCTTGGCTCCTAGCGCATAGCGCAAAGTGACAATATTATCATAAGGCTTTGTGAGCTCGGACAGAATATTAAAGTGCGCAGGAGTAGGCTCTAGCGTATATACCTTCTTACAACGGTCGTGTACGTGTAGACTGAACATGCCGATATTTCCACCGAAATCAAGAACCACAAGGCCATCCTTATCCTTGAAAAAGCGGTCATAGATACCTTCCGTGTTTATCTGCCGCTGGATCACCTTGAAGTAGCTGGACGGACGCTCAATATGATTCACGACCGCAAGTGTCTCACTGTAAACCGTGAGCTCCTTTCCCTTACTCGTGAGAAGTTTCTCGCTAATAGATAGCTTCTTCTCGCCCGAAATAATATACTGGGAATAGAACTGCGCGAGATTCAGACGTAGCTCCAAAGAAGTATTTGGCCAATGGATCAGGAAATCCCCCTTCTCCCACTGCCCCCTATGACCCTGGTCGTCTGCTGAGAACTTCTCGTGACTCATCTCATGGGCGAAACCCCTCTTGGTCCATTTAATCGTCCTGTACTCATAGGAATTGAAGCGGTGCTGAGGCATGAGTTGAATCATCGGCCTATACCGCTTTGACAGACGCCCGTAGCCACCATAGGAATCCTGGATGAATGCCTGCTCATGCGGATAAATTTCAACAGAGCGAAGCATCTCATCCAAATACCGATACGTCTCCGCCGAATTTCTTATGAATAGATTGCCCGCATTAATTCCATTCGCATCCGTTGTAATGAGCATATGGACACTGGGATCCACACCTTCCACAATGGACTCCAGCGTAATATTCATATTTGTGATGAGGGTGTCGCACTCGGAGAAAAACAGCCATTCCACCTCGGGATGCGCATCAAACGCATCCTTGAATAAATACGCTTTTTCATAGCCCATCGCAATTCCATGCCACCCGGAACTCTTCACAACAAGCGGATATCCGTGCTTCTCGCAGTAGACCTTCTTGTTCTTCTCCAGAGTAATATCAGCCAACTTCTGGTATCCCTCGTCGTGTAGACTCGTAACTACGAAACGAGCCATCTAAATTTCTATCCGGGCTAAATCGTTTAGGCGTCTAACAATACAGCAATGGCCACACACGTCCTCATCACAGGCATCCGCGGACTAATAGGATCCAATCTGAAAAGCGCATATGAAGCCCTAGGCTACACAGTGCATGGTACAACACGCGCCGACTCCATAGAATCCACTCTCAAACTCCTCGGCCAAGTAAACCCCGCCTACATTTTCCACACGGCAGCGGAACTAGCCGATGAATCCAAGATGTTCTGTACTAATGTCTCTTTGACACACGCGATACTTCATTACTGTAAAACGGCAAAAGCATCTCTCAAGCGCCTAGTAGTAATTGGTTCTTCCAGCGAATACGGACGAAAGGCCGAGCACATGGCCGAGCATATGGCCCTAGAGCCAGAAACTATTTATGAAGGCACCAAGGCAGCGGCAACAATGCTGGCACGCTCCTTTAGCATGACTTACGATATCCCGACCCTCGTCGTACGCCCTTTTACAGTGTATGGGCCTGGTGAGAAGCCGTCCAAGTTTATTCCGATCCTCTTGTCTCTCCCTGATAAGATTCATCTTTCGGAAGGTGTACACGACTACGTATATATCGATGACTTTGTGCGTATCCTCCTAGAACTTGTGAGCTCATGTAATAAGGTATTTGACCTTGTGAATATAGGCACAGGAAAGCAAACGAGTAATCTGGAACTTGTCCAGACAGTGGAACGACTCACAGGCCACATCTTTTCCATGGAGCCGGCGGCGGCGAAGCCCTATGACTCCTCTTCCTGGGTCTGTGACCCCGAGTATCTGCGCAACTCCTATGGCCTGGCTGCCACCACAGGTTTGGAGGAAGGCCTAAAATTTACCATCCGAGCCTTAAGTAATGGAGCGCATCATTGACATCTCCTATCGCCATCGCCTCGCGCACCTTAGCAGTTGTCTCACCATGTACCCCATCCTAGAATCTATTTATGCGATAAAACAGCCAAAAGACCTCGTGGTTCTTTCTGCCGGCCACGCAGGCCTGGCACAGTATGTGGCCTTGGAAAAGTTTGAGGGTCACGACGCCGAAAAACTCATGGAGGATTTTGGCGTACATCCTGCGAGAGACCCTTCTCGCGGTATTCACGTTTCTTCTGGCTCTCTGGGAAGCGCCGTGCTCGTGGCTGTAGGTCTCGCCATGGCCGATCCTTCTCGCCGTGTCTTCTGCCTTCTTTCGGACGGGGAATGTGCCGAAGGGACTGTGTGGGAGGGTCTCGCCTTTGTCAAATCGCGTAACATCAGAAATCTTATCCCGCATGTGAATATCAATGGATACGGCGCATATGATGCGATTGATAGGGAAGATCTAGCCACCAGACTCAAGGCCTTCTGTCCTTGGGTAATCATACATCAGACCCAGAATCCCGAGGCACCTCATATGCGTGGCCTAGAAGGTCATTATCATGTGATAAAAACGCAGGAGGAACGCGATAGCCTCACATCACTCGTACACAACGGATAGCTCATCCTCGGAACCAACCCTTTTACTCCATTCCAAACAAGCATCCAGACCTTTTTGACGACGTGTAAGAGGGTCTGCTTTTATCTTCTTTGAGTAGTGCTTCCAGTGCCACTCAAAGCTGAGCGCAGAATGCTGATTGGTAAATCCGGTAACGTGACAGACGCGATACCATTGCGCAGGTCTTCGGCCAGTGGCACGAGCTCCTCCTGATAGTAACCCGTTGTGTTGTGAAAGACGGCGATCCAGGTCAACAGTTGCTCCAATATAGGTATTGATTGGTTCAGAGGTTGTGGCGAGACAGTAGACGAACCACGACATTTAAATCGGTTTTCTACTGTATATACAGGATGGTGTTAAAGTACACGGTTGTGTCTGAAGGAGGAGTGCGTGTCATTACGCGCGAAGGGCTTGAAGTCTGGTGGGCCAGGCACGCTGGCGATATATTTCCCACCATACCTATGTTTCGGTATATGGTGAATACACCAGATAATTATGTTCGCGTCATTCAAGATTTGATGAGTGACGAGGGTATACGCGGGGAGTATATCGCCCAGGGTTCTGCGCTAGAATCTAATGGACGGGATTTCAGTGTGGGGTTGGCAGGTGAATACGGCCTTGTACGCTTTGTCATGGTACGCTATCCTGGCGGAGAGGACCTTGGATATCTTTTAGAGAGTATTACACCGTCTACGAAGTATCGAGAGGTGGCTCTTGATATCCGCCAGGAGCTTGAGAAGTGCCTCTGATAAAATTGACAATGGACCCCCGTCCCTATGGAATAGTCCCTACAAACAATGGAACGAGTTGCAGCGTGTCCCGTATGTTCATCCCATACACATTCCGCCAGTGACTGTACAGCACTCACTGGCGATCTTAAAGAGGGATTCTATTCTCCACCGAGTGGTTATCAAGGAGGCGACGACGACGAGGATGATACCCTAGCCGTTATAAAAGAAATTCCCTATACAGGAAACAAATGCCTGCGTGGAAAGTTATTGGCCAGTATCGGAATGTGCCTCTTCCCTTCCGCCCCTTACCGCCGGCCGGTTCCGATGTGACTCTCATACCCCTGAAGATCCAAAGCCCCCCGCGCCTCTCGCTGTCTCGTCTAAGGAATCCACCACCTTCGTCTGAGAAATCCAACCCATGTCAGGAGCAACAATCTGCACAAGACGATCACCCCGTTTTACGGTGACAGGCTTCTCGGTAGTATTCCACAGATATGCCATGAGCTCTCCGCGATAGCTCTTGTCAATGACACCCACGGAATTACAGAGCATCAGCCCCGTCTTACTGATGCTTGACCTAGGGAGCATCCAGTAGTGCGACGCCTGAGCGCTATCGGCAAAGGTCATGACAGCCTTCACACCCATGGTCACCAGGATTTTTTGTCCAGGAGCAAAGGTCACCTCAGCAGGAACATAGAGATCATACCCCGCGTTCTCGTTATCACGACTGGCCGAAAGATAGAAGGGCTTGGCATCCTCAGAAGGCAAGAGGCTCAGCGTATACGGCATTCTCCTTGAAATACGCAGATTCCCTTTAACACAGTCAACTCTTATCTAAACATTCTGTAGAAGAATGTCAACACATACGTATGATACCACACCTCAGTCTATAATGTACTGGGCGAATTCAGAATTAGAGCATATAGGGCGCATCGCCTCCATGAAAGACAAGGACCTCCAATATTCCTATGCTCAATCGACAGTCAATGGAATGGCGCATTTGAAGGATGCGATTTTCCAACTCGTGAATGATACAGAATATTCTCATCATAAAAAGGAACTTTTGGTTTTACACGGAAAGGTGATTCGCGCTATGAAGTACCTGATAAAGGAATATCGCGTGAATTTGAATGATATCCGCAAGTTCAATACGAGGAAGGTCCTTAGCAATTTTTCTTACTTGAAGCGCAGTAAAAGGACTCGCCGTCGCAAAAATAATTAGACTATTTTTATATCCGTGCATAATTTACTCAAAGTAGATTTTGCTGGGGGCCCGCCGATTAAAAGTGATTCGCGCGGGGGCTTAGACAATTCATCCCAATCAACTAGAAGATGCCCGCCGGGTTCAACTTGCCTTCATCAGAAGTAGAGCCCATTGTTGGCATTCAGATTTGCGTATTCAGTCCTGAGGAGATTGAGCGCAGGTCAGTCGTAGAGATCACGAACGCCGGCACATATGAGGGCACCGAGCCGAAAATCGGGGGTCTATTCGATCCCCGCATGGGTGTTCTTGACAATGGCAAGGAGTGCCGAAGCTGTGGGCAGACGAATCACAAGTGTCCCGGCCATTTCGGCCACTTCCGCCTCGCCCGCCCCGTCTATTACATCCAATTCCTGCCCTTTGTACAAAACATCCTATCCTGTGTCTGTATTCGGTGCTCCAAGCTCCTCGTGGATAAGAACTTTCGCAAGCATTATCTGAAGCGCCGTGGGGAGGCGAGGTACCGCGAGGTTCTCGCCGCGTCCAAGGAGATTGGGCGCTGTGGCCAGGAGACGGAGGATGGGTGCGGTGCTCGTCAGCCCGACCGCTATGTGCGCGAGGGCATTGCGCGCATTGTGGCCGAGTGGGAGGATGCCACCGGAAATGGCGAGAAGCAGAAGCAGAGTCTCGAGGTGGAGTACGTGCTCCGCCTCTTCCGTCGTATTACCGACGAGGACGTGGACTTCCTCGGTCTGAATCGCTTCTGGTGTCGCCCTGACTGGATGATCTGTACGGTCCTTCCCATTCCTCCTCCGCAGGTTCGTCCCAGTGTCATCCAGGACAACAACCAGCGCTCTGAGGACGACCTCACGCACAAGCTAGCCGAGATTATCAAGACCAACAATACCTACCTCCAGCCCCGCATTGAGGCTGGTGCTGCCAAGTCCGTCATTGACGAGTGGACGAATGTACTCCAGTATCACGTGGCCACTCTCGTGGACAACCAGATTCCTGGTGTGGCCCCAAGTGCGCAGCGCAATGGCCGGCCTCTCAAGTCCATCCAACAGCGCCTGGGGAGCAAGGAGGGTCGTATTCGTTACAACATCCAGGGCAAGCGCGTGGAGTTCAGTGCGCGCTCCGTGATTACTCCCGACCCCAACATCTCTATAGCTGAGCTCGGTGTTCCTGAGAAAATCGCGATGAACTTGACTTTCCCGGAGCGCGTGACCAAGTTCACCAACGAGCACCGTGGAAACTTAGATAAGCTCTACAAGCTCATTCGCAATGGGCCTAATAAGTACCCTGGTGCGAAGACGATTCGCCACGCCGATGGGCGCATCACGAGTCTGCGCCACGTCAATACCAAGGAGCTCGTGCTCCGCGAGGGCGACATCGTGAATCGTCACCTTATCGACGGCGACGTGGTGCTCTTCAACCGTCAGCCCACGCTCCACCGCATGTCGATGATGGGGCACAAGGTGAAGGTGCTCAAGGGGAAGACCTTTCGCCTGAACGTGTCCGTGACGGCTCCTTACAATGCGGATTTTGACGGTGACGAGATGAACATGCACTGCCCGCAGAGCTATGAGGCTGCCACGGAGCTGGAGGAGATTGCTGCCGTGCCTCACCAGATTCTGCGCCCGCGTGACGGTCTTCCCGTTATCGGCATTGTACAGGACACGCTGGTGGGGAGCTATCGCATCACCAGGGACCATGTGACAGTGAATCGCAGGGAGTTCATGAACCTGATGATGTGGAACCGGCGCTTTGACGGCACTATCCCTGAGCCGAAGGGCGACGACGGCAAGTGGACGGGGCGCCAGGTGCTCAGCCAGCTCCTGCCTCCCATCAATCTGGAGATGAACAACAGCTCCAAGCGCAAGGTGGTCATCCGCGACGGCGAGATCCTGGAGGGCCAGTTTGACAAGGGCATCTTCAGCAAGGCGTCCAAGGGCATCATCCACATGACCTACAAGGACTACGGGAGCAAGGAGACGGTGGACATGATTGACGCGCTCCAGAACACCATGGAGCAGTTCCTCGTCTACAACGGCTTCTCCGTGGGCATCAGCGACTTGATTGCCGACGCATCCACGAAGGACGAGATGAACAAGAAGATCAAGGACACCAAGTCCGATGTAGAGACCCTCCTTTTACAGATTCACCAGGACCTCTTTGACAACAACACGGGCAAGTCCAACCAGGCCGAGTTTGAGGACAAGGTGTTCGGCACTCTGAACAAGGCCACGGAGGATGCGGGCGAGTCTGGCCAGCGTTCTCTAGCGAACGAGAATCGTATGACGGCGATGGTTCGCGCTGGGTCAAAGGGTGGGCCGATCAACATCGCGCAGATGATTGCGTGTGTTGGCCAGCAGAACATTGAGGGTAAGCGTATCCCAAATGGCTTTGAGGACCGCACTCTCCCGCATTTCAAGAAGTACGATGACGGCGCAGAGGCGCGCGGGTTCATTGAGAACTCTTTCATCGCTGGACTGACGCCTACGGAGTTCTTCTTCCACGCCATGTCGGGCCGTGAGGGTCTGATTGATACGGCGGTTAAGACGGCCGACACAGGATACGTACAGCGTCAGCTAGTGAAGGCGATGGAGGACCTCGTGGTTCACAACGACGGCACTGTGCGCGACGCCAATATGAACATCACGCAGTTTCACTATGGCGAGGACGGCATCAATTCCACCAAGATTGAGAGCCTCGCCCTAGAAATCGGCGAGCTCACGGACGAGCAGATTGACACCGAGTACGGCCTCAAGGGCGCCGACCTCACGGCAATCCTGGGCGAGGGCGTAGACCGCGGGAATGACGCAGAACTCCTCCAAGGCTTCGCTGACCAGGTGAAGGCCGACCGCAAGATGTTGGTGGAGGGCGTGTTCCGCGGGGGGCGTGTGGGCGGTGTGTTCGCAGCCGTGAACATGGAGCGCCTGCTCTTCAACGTGAAGGTCAAGTTCGGCCTGAATGGCGAGCAACGCACCAACCTCACGCCTGCGCGTGTGGTGGCCGGCGTGAACGCCGTCGTTGAGAAGACGCAGAAGTTCCACAAGATCTGGGCCGCCCTCCTGCGGTTCTATCTGTCGCCCCAGAAGATCATCGTGCGCGACCGTTTCACTGA